GATATAAGATCAACCTGTCCACCGACTCCCTGTGCGGACTGTTCGATCATTTGGTCAATAGCGGCAAGATAACCAGCATAGGTAGTAACAGCAGTAGCGTCATGCGACCAGTTTGCCCACCAAGGGTTAGCCGATGCACTCAAACCACCAACTGTAGTTGTAGTCGTAATCTGTGAATAAGAACTACCAGCTTGGTATTGAACCAGTTCACCGATAGGCTCCATGCCGCTTCGTCCAGTAGTGGAAGATACAATGGGAGTATAGATATTACCGCCCGGGTTCTGCACATTACCCCAAAAGAGGGATTTGTTAAATCCATCAATCATGGTAAGCTGAGCCTGTTCGATTTTAACTTTAGAGATTTCTTTAATTTTAGAAGCGGAAGTTACGCGGGCTTCACGGCGGTTATACCCAGCGGGGCAAGCTGCCTGACGCCAAGGGAATACAGCGGCTGTAATACCTTCAGTCGGCTGTGTACCGAGGGTATCCCAACCTTCGTACCACTCCATAGAACCCAAACCGTACATAAGCGGAATTTCGATATAGGGTTCAAGAGAATCGACCCCTTCATACATACCGTTCTTTTTAATTTCGTAATAGAATGCGTTATTGCGGCTAATGTTATCAAAAATCGTATTTCCAGCGTTTGCAAAAGCAAGGGTAAGTACAGTATCAAGGTTCTGTGTGACGCTACCCGGAGAGGGATAGCCGATAGTGAAAGACAAGGTTTAGTTGGTCCCTTTGTTGTTCGGATCGGGCATGTTATTTATTGCAGAAACGATGCCATCTTTAATGTGTTCCTCGGAAACGAAGAAAGGCTTACGGATGATATTAACTGTCAATTCATGCTGTGCTTCTTCATAAGCCGCATGAGCTACAATACCGTGCCCACCTATTTCAAAGTTAGAAATCCCATTATCCTCAGAAAGAGGAGTGATATTGGCTCCATGCTCGGTAAGTTGTAATTTAAGATATTCGATTTCAACGGGTGAAACTTCGGTGATGTTAAACATTGTTTTCCTTAGTTTTTAGTTTTGTTTAATTAAAGTTTAGTTCTTAAACCTAATGCCGCGAGCGGCTGCATCTACGATCTGGTCGATGGTTAAAGCTCCTTTAGGTCTAGGCTCTTCTCTAAAATCGGGAATTTCATCAATGGCGCGGCGTTGACGCCTGCGCGGAGCCGGAGTTGGTTCATCGTCACTATCGTCATCGTCAGTAGGACGTGAGCCACGAAGTGCTTTACCTTTTTCGACTACTTTACCACCGAGCTTTTTAACGGCGAGTTCGTACATGTCGGACAGATATTCCTGAGCCGCTTTACCCTTCAACCCCTTAGGAACTCCACCATTCCGTTTAATGATCGACTCCATCTTGCTTTCGATTTCCGGGGTCATATCGTAATCTTCTTTAAAGGTATCGACTGCATCATCCCAATTACTGGAGCTTGAGGCATTCTCAGTGTTAGTTTTATGTTCATTAAGGTATTCCTGAATCCCCTCGTCGATGATAGGTCCAAGGGTATCAGCGAACTGCTCGTAATCTTTACCCAATTTACTCTTTAGAATCTTTGTAATGCGGCCTTCGATTTTATCGGCGGTTTTACTAGTCGGCTTTTCACCATCCTTAAGAATACCACTACGCCGCGCGAGCTGTTCGATAAGTTCAGGACCGGCTTCCTTGTCGGCTAGGGCTTCGTAAAGGTTTAAAGCGGCTGTAGCATTTGCGAGAGTTACTTCTTTACCGTTAATAGTTAAAGTCTGTTTAACTGGAGCCCCACCTCCACCACCTTTACTTCCTTCACCGTCGTCAGACGGGGCTTCTTCCCGAAGAACTTCAAAAATTCCAAATGGCCATTTTCTCATTTTTGTTTTCCCTGTTTTAACTAAACTGCTTCATCCATCGTCAAGTAGTATACTTGGCCGGGTTTAAACTGGTCGAACAGAGATTTGTTTGTTAAGGTAAATTGCAGTTTTCCGGAAGGGGTAGCATCGCTAAAATGCTTGTCTTCACTATCTGGAACGCTGGAGTATACTGCATTCAGTTCAATCACCTGTCCATAGTCGATGTGATTTACTGAATTAACTCTAAACTTGGCTTTGACTCTCATTTTGTTTTCCTTGTTGTCTAGTTAGTAACTAGACTTTGTTTTTGATGCTGTCAATCGTTTAAGTTTATTACCGGGTTTCTTATATTCCCCAGCTTCTTTAAGGGCGATTGCTACCGATTGTTTACGACCTCTACCACTACCTTCTAGTTCACTAACATTCTTTCCGATATTCGACTTACCCTTGAACAGCGGCATTGATTTTCTCCCTTCGGTTTAGCTCGCTCCAGCAGTTATGCTGTGGAAGTTCGCTATAAGGTATTTTACCATATCTAGTAGGTTGGCCTTCCTGAAATAAGGTTAAACCAACACAATTACCCGGTTCGTCAGCATAAATCTTGTACACTACACCCGGAAAGTCGTTTAGGATTTTAGTACCACCCATATCCCGCTCTATTCGCACTAGAACCATGTCCCCTACAAAGGACTTATGTTTCTCAGTTTCCATTACTGAACTCCTCCGCTTTGTCCGGGATTTTCATTTAACCCAAAAAGTATATTACGTATATTCTCTAAACTAGGTGGAGTGCTTTGGTTAACCTGAGCAGCAGGTAATTGGCCGGGCTGTGGTCCGGGCGGCTGGGTAACAGCGGCTACTTGTTGTTTCGCCTGAGCAATTTTACCGATCATAGCTAATTGGGCTAACTGCTGAAACTCATTAAGTACCTTACTGTTTTTATAGCCCAACCGATAAGCCGCTTCACGCAGAAGAGCAGGGGATATACTTAGTATCTCATACTGTGAAATAACCGCAAGAAATTCCAAGAATGTCTTCTTATCTTCCTGTTGATACACGGGTGAAATAGAAGAAATTTGAATACTGACATCATAATCTTCTAATCTAAAATCCTTAGAGCGTAGCTGAACCCAGTTTACATTTGTAGATTTAAGCTCGTCTAGCAAACCTTCAGGAACACGGGAAGGGACCCAAAAGCTAGCTGGAGCTTTACCTAAAGCTCTTAAAGTATTTCGAGCAAAACTGCATAGAAAGTTTGCTACTCGTACCATTTCCTTGCTTTCCCGAACTTGAGCACGCTGGTTTGTAATGGCGGCCGATGTTGCAGTTTCACGATCGGGAGAAGGCTGTAAGTCTGAAGTAGCTCCACTAACTCTATCCATATCTGCATAACTAATTTGTAGGGAACGGTCAGCAGCAACATCCATAGGACCGTCAGCTATAATTTGTAGTGCTTCATTTACCGGGCGCTTGAATTTAATTACTGTACCATCGGGACCATAGAGAAACTTATCCATCTCATCCGGATCAACCGCATTTTCCATTACTCCGTATTTACGGGAGAATCTTTTACGATGTATCTTTTGGGCTTGTCTAATATCGTTAATTTCATCTTGTGGGTCTAGCCAGTTAAACGCGGGAGGTAATGGGTACCAGCCCTTACGGCGCTTCCCGAAACGTAGGATTGAAAATGAGGTAACATTAAAATCCTCAACTTCAAGAAGTCTATCACCGCCTTCAGCATTATCGGGGCAAATGACTAACCGCTTTCCACTGTAGAAGTCTTCTATTCTAAGAATTTTGATGCAGTTATGCGGCACGATATCGTTATTTTCACCGACTACCACTTTACCATCTGTAACTATATTGTTAGTATCGGCAAAATCTCCACACTCCGAATCAGAATCCTCAGGAGGTTTGGTGATCTTTCCTTCTTTAATGTATTTGGACAACTGGTAGTAAGGAACGTATTCGTAGTATCCCCACCATTTACCGGTCGATAGATCCCAGTTAGCGGCTGAGCTAACCCTAAAAGTGTCAAAGGGAATTTGTTTGCAATATAGGTCATCGAGCGGCGTAGTTTTATTCTCATTAATGTTAGCATTGTATACCGGTTCTTTAGAGTAGTCGGTTTCAATAACCCCGAATCCGAAGAAAGCATCGAGGATTGCAATTTCGTGCTTGTCTGAGAATCCAAAATCCTCTCGACCGATAACATAGTTTAAAGCGTCTGCTTTAAGTTGGGTACTGGAATAAGATTTATCGTAATCGAATGTGTCACCGTAGGGATGCGGCCTAAGTTCGAAAACCGGATTGTCAAATAATAAATTAGGTAGTTTTTGTTCGATAGTTGAGTAAATGAGGTTAACTACGTACGGACGGTTGTTAGCGTCCTGCTCAATTAAATGTTGGAAACCTTCGTAGTATTGGTATAATACGGGGATTTTAAATCGGTGCGCCCAAGACTGGTAAAGTCTATCTGCGGCTTCCCATCGGTTAATCCACTTAGTAGCTATTTCAGCTTTAGTAAGTTTATCCTTTGTATTCTGGCTGTCCCAGTTTCGGTATGCTTCAAGGTCAACACTCATTTACTTAGTTTTCTCCAGTTTTTCATTGATGCACTGTACAGTTTGGGTTTTAAAGTCTAGATGTTCAGTGGTTCGATAATGGTCTAAGGCTTCAAGAGCATTAGTAAATTTACCCCCACATAGACTACATCGCCAAATTCTAGCCCCAAAATTAATTACAAAGTTAGCGTCTCTAGCAGGTGCGGTTACACTAGCGGCCAATGATTCTTCCTCCATAGTTTCTGAAACGGTTAACGCGGCGCCGCTCTAGGTGTTTACGAAAACTGAATTGAGGTATATCAACTGGTTCGCTAGGTAGTTCAGTAGTTTTAGGTATCAAGCTGTAATACCTAACTGGATCGTACGAATGGTCAGGTACATTCGGATCGCGGTCATCGCTATAAATTTCTTTACCGTTATCTGTACCAATCTTTTTATACCTAGCTGACTGAATCTGGGTGATGGCATGGGTCACTCCTTCCGGATATTTCTCGGATCGCTTTAAGAATAACATTGCGGAACTATTCAATCCAGTTATCGGATGTACTATTGCAGGGTCTAAAGCCAACATTTCACCGACTGCATTGCGGCAAGCCAGTTCGTTATTGTCGGCCGGACGCCACATTATAGGAGGTGCCTTTAAACGAGTATCTAGATATTCATCGGCTGTAGTCCAGTGACCACCGTATTTCTGCTGATTCTTTTTAAAGATTGCCGGATCGGCATAGTTACCGTGGTATTTTTCATCTTTAGATAATGCCGCTATTGCTTCACGGTGAAAAGAGATTAAACGTTCAGGCATGTAGTATTCACGATAACATACGTGGATACCTTTAGAAATTATACCAAAATTACGATTAAGGATTGAAGGAGGGAGATAAGCAAACCACAGGCATGTAGTTGGAGCGGCATCCCCATGATCCATGACTCTGTATTTAATACCGTCTTTTTTAATTACTTCTAGGATCTTTTGAAACTCTTCCTCACTAACCCCTAAGCTAGAGGTTAGTTTGGGTCGAATGTCTGGAGCGGCTATTTCAAGTACTGACTCCCTATTAAGGTAATGTATGCTTCCACCTGCAACTCCCCACTTTCCCCAGTAATATCTATCGACCCATTTAGGATCTCTATTACGCATTGCCGCTTTAAGCGACTCAGCAATAGCTGGATTGTCATGGATCGAAGCATGGAAAAAGGAATGGGTATCTCTGTATTGGTAAGATTCTGTAGAATCAGGATGGAATCTACGGTACCACCAATGTACTGTAGTGTCGGGATTTACCAGCGACATATTGTAACAGGGCGGCATGGGTTTACCGCTATAAGGATTCTTAGGGAACATTTCTGGGTTAAGGTGTGATGGAATTTCAGCTTGATCCCATCGCTCTATACGTACATCCATGACTAACCAAATACCTTCGGAGATCTCCTCGTCCTGATCGCCTAGACGAGAATTTACCTCTAATCCACGAAGGGTTTCTTCGGAATAATCATCGAGATGCATCCAGAAAAGTTCGCTACCGTTAATTAGTCTAAGGTATCCATCTTTGTCATTTCGTCGCCCGCCATAGGCTTCAGAGTACAATTCACGGGGGCAGACTTTAAAGAATGTAGACATTGTAGAAGTAGATAAATCTTTAGAGGTGTACCTAGTTCCTGCTACACGGTATTTAGGGAAAGTAGTAAGTAGAGTTAAGGCCTTCATCGAAGCACCTTGGGTTTTACCGTTACCGAATCCACCACTAAACCCTTGATCGCGATGGGTATCGTAATAGAAATCTTCCTGTACTTTATTGATGAACGAAATTGGGATTTGGTGGTTAATGTCGGGCATTGAATTTAAATCTTTCCAAGGTATTGTCTAAAGAACTTCAAGTCAGGGTCGCTAGTTACGGAGAGTACAGGTAAAGGTAAACTATTTATTGGACGAGCGATACTTCGCAGATCTAAGATGTACCGCCTAAAATACTCTAAAGCCGGATCTAGTAGTTTACGGATTAAGAAGTATTCGGTAATTGTAATAAACTCGCTAAAAACTAACTCGCCTTCATCCATTAGTACATCTATTAGTTGGATGGCCTCAGAGAAAGTGCGGGAAAACAATCTATGGATAGAGTCAATAAATGTTATTGAATCGGTAAAGGACCGGCGTAGGGTGGCAATATGCGAGAAGACTTCAGTTATTGAATAAGTTTCGACTAGAAGTTTTTGAGGAGATTTTAGTATTAGATCACTAAATCCAAATGTATCTGTTAAGGTGGTAGTATAGTTTGTTCCAGCACTTGGGGCTATGAATATTACTGCCGTAGCCATTGGATTAGATGTATCCGTAGTGAAGGTATTTGTAATAGCAGTTGTTGTATCAGAAGTTAATGAATTTCGCGAAGCTCCCCAAGTTGGGTGAAATTGGCTAGATTCTGAAACGTCATTTGTCCAGCCGCTCGACACGCTTAGAAGACTTATTCCTATAAGGTTTACACTGAGAACCGATAAAACTAAAGTTCCTACTACGGAAGGGGTCTTAGAAACAGTACTTAAACTGGTCCCGGTACCACCATTAACTGAAGTTCCGTGTTGGTTTATGTAGGATGAAGTGGCTTGCCCAGTTACTTCATAACCTACAAATTCCCACTGATCCTGCGTAGCTGTGCTAGTGAATGTATAACTATTAGTTTCTGAACTGCCTACTACGTGATAAAATGAATATATTTGGGCTTGCGCCCCTGAAGTATCCGTATCTAATTGAATCCAACCACTAGGAGGAGATATAGTTCCTCGTGGCGGAGTTCCCAGAAACAGAACTAATAGGTTTCCAGCTGTGGGAGTTGTACTAAAAACTACGGTAGCACTGGTTGTCCCTAAAGTACTACTGTGGGTTGTGTGTAAAACGCTTAATGACGTATCACATCTCCAACTTTAAGTTTGGTATTTATGCGTTACTTGTAGCGAATCCCCGCTAACTACATTAATGGCCGAAAAGGATTGGTAGGCCAACATTGATCCACCAGATGTAGCATTGTCGAAAATACCCTCTTCAGTAACGGCAAAAGTACCGGTGAAGCTCCACGTTTTAACAAGTTGGGTAGTATCATTAGTTACTGTAGTGGTTACTTGGGTTGCCGTTGCCGCTCCACGGGCGCCGCCATTAGTCGTAATTTCAGAAGCTAATGTGGTTGATGTGGCAGGACTACCCTGCGTTCCAATACCTAAAGCTAGGTTTACAAAAGTACTGTAACCACCTTGCCCGGATATCCTACCGTTACCTGCTGCACGACCGACATTGGTTATTGTATTGTGCCGATGTATGGTGCGAAGTATATTACCGTGTCTGTCGAAATGACGTATTGTAGTATTGGGTTCTCGGAAATCGAATACTTCAAGGCACCGATCGAAAACCCTAGAAAGTATACTACGTAACACTAGAGCTGTGAAAGAGCGTCGAACAGGTTTTTGGCTACCGAATGTTCCTGAAGTACGATTGCCTGCGATCTTTCGTTTTTAATGAAAGGTGAAACACCCAACAGGATTACAGGTTCAAGTGCGGCGAGGATTCGCATAAAATCCTGAAATTTAGGGTGGTCATTTGGGATCGCTACTGTAACGGTGGATGTGGAATTGGAAACAGCGGCTGCGGATGTTGTGATTGGGGATGGCGACATGTGATTTCCTTTCAATCTCGATTCTCTATTTCACCTTGTTTATTTAGTTCAACTATCATTGGCTCTAACCAGCTAAAGACCACTCTTAGGGTTCGCTTACAGTATATCTGAGCCGCTTCTACCGATTCACCCAAGGTTAAGGAAGAATCCATAGATAGGATTGTAAAACGTACTGAATTGCTTTTAATGTAAAATAGCGTCCATAGAGTTCTACCCTCGGAGTTATAGGTACCCGCCTCGCTTCGCTCGGCTGCTATGCCGAATTGTAGCTTAGCTTGTGGGGGTAATCCCGGTTTAGGTTTTACCTCTGTGGGCATAACATCGTATTGACCCTAGCACCGTCGCCTTGAATCACGATCTGGAAGGATGGCGCGGCACGCTGGATATCGTCTGGGGTTAAAAGACCTTGAACTTGTATCATTAATTTAGAGATTTGAAGTTTAATAGATTTCTCGTCATCTTCGCAAGCGTCGTAGAGTTCTCGTAAATCCCTAAAAATGTCTGACGGGGAGAATCCCTCCTTCGCCATTAACTTGATGTGATCTAATTTCTCAGAGGTTGAATTCTTACTTGGTTCAACCGTTTGGGATATTAGAGACTTGGCCATAACTGAAAAGCCGCTCATTAGGTGCTTTGCACCTCCCTTTCCTTTGCCGCTTCGCGGCATTTAGTTTCGTATTTAAAGTTCTCAGTAATGTATGTTCCACTAGGCAGATCGTCTTTAATGTGTTTATCTCGGTAGAATTTTAAGACTGCGGTTAAGGGCGAATCCCTTAAACGCTGTTGACCGTACGTTAGTTCCTCATTGTTCTCCATGTTTTAATGCTTCCTCCAATGCTGCGATTCGCGTAAATGCACTTTGTTCGTGCTGGCTAAACTTAACATCTATATATTTTTTAATGGATTCACTGAGCTCATCCCGGATGCGGTTTGAGTTCGCTGTAATGATTTCGTTTAAAGCCCCTTTACCCCTTTTGTAGACCCAAACACCGAGCGGTATCCAAACCTCTCGGAATATCTCCTTAACCCAACTAAGTTGTTCAGGAGAAACTGTTATCTGCAATGACTAGCCGCCCGGTCCTTTAGCAAATAAAGCGAACGGATCACCGACTACTTTAATAATTGGCTTACCGTTAGCTGGGTTTAAAGTTGATGTAGGTTTAATATCCAGCGAAGTTAATTCGTTAAGGTGTGGAGCGGCGTAGTTATTGTCATCTTCATGAAGAGATTTGTTTTCAAAGGATGATTGCATTGGATTACCTCCAAATTTGTTGAAGAACCGGGGTGGATAATGTAATTCCAGGAGCTACCTTAAAAGGTACTGCACAATCCTCCATACGTATATCGAGGGGACCTTGATTCATGGTTCCAGCATAGCAACCAGTTTCGAAATCCTCTAAAGCTAAACCATAAATACGAGTAGAGTCTCCGGATTCAAGGTTAACCCCGGTCGTACCTTTTTTACCTTTGCCGCATCCGAAGGCAAAACCACCGAAGTAGTTAACTCCGTTTACCTGCGCTCGGATTGACAACGGAGCATCTCCGGATACATGACTGATTGCATCTATAAATGATCCACTAATTTGCAGGTTGAATACATTAATGTTACATGCCCATGTAGCAAACAAATCGTTACCGGTTAAAGCTCCTGCACTGATTTGGAATGCCTTTTGGCGCGGGGTCGAGAGACCGTTAGGGTTAAAGATACGAATGTTTTTAACTGAAGTAAACCAAGTTTGGACTAACTGTAAACCGATTAAATCGTGGTTATTAGTTTGGGTAAGATCGAATGCTATATCACTGATGCCGCCTCGGTACGTAGGGTTAAGTCCCTTAGAGCTTTGACCGATTTTAACTACAGCGTCACCTACGAAGTTTGGAGCGGCGATTAAGATAGTGCCGCCTTCTCCTTGTAGGTGAACATCAGGGTTAGTCCATGTAAGGGGTTTGGAGATTGTGTATTCGCCCCTAGGTAGTCTTATGGTATCTCCTATTTTAGCCGCTGTATTAATTACGTCTTGTATGTCAAATGTGTCATCTACGGCGCCGTTTTGCATTGCGTGGTTCCTTTTTGTCGACGGTTGTTTCTTGAGCACGAAGTGCTACTTTAAAAATTCAAAAAAGCTTTAGCGCTTCGCGCTTTTAGCTCGAAAACCACTAAATCATTTTTGCATTTTTAAAATTTTTTGGAAACTTGAAATTGGTTTTATTTTTTAAAGGTGGGTGTGGGGTAATATGGGCTGCGCCCATATGCGAAGGCCCGTACTATAAGTACTAGTACTATTGGGGGAGTACCGGTGGTACTTACGTACCATTAGGTATAGTACTAAAGTACTTTAGTTTACAAAGTACTAGCGCTAGCACTAGCGCTAACTACGATGCTGCATCGTATGGTACTGAAGTACTTGAAAGCGTAAAGCGGCTTTAGGGTACAAAGTTGTGGATTAAATTGTGGATATCTAAATCAGCGGGTACAGAGCGATGCCGCTTCAGGTACAATGGATTCAAGGTAGTAAACATTAAACATTAAAGGATAAACGCATGGAAGCGACAATCATATCAATCGGCATCACAGTGACTACGACCTTGTTCGTGTTGCAGGTCGTAGTTCGTGAGGGCGCAAAACTCATTTTCTCGATCACCCTACAGGTCGAAAAATACCGTGCTCACAGACAGGGGAAAGCGTAATGCTTAACCCGGTTGAGATAGTTAATATGCGTACCATGTACGCAATCGAAGACACTCCGCTGCAACGAGTATACTGTGCTCTTGTCATGCGCCGCGTTATGGAATATCTCTTAATCCCACACCAGCACGCTTATCATCATGCGGCTGGTACTACGATTCCCGAAACACTCGAAAGCCTTGCACTGGAATTAGGGTTTTAAGGTTAAATGAAAAAACAAGAAAAAGCCTCCGGGGACTGCTTAACCCGGAGGCTTTCCGTTTGCCGCTCCGAACCGCTACCTTATATAAGGATGGCGGCTAGGAGGTTTTTAGAGATCTTCGGCCGAGAAATCACCGAGGGCCTTAGCCGTATCGAGGATCTTCAGTGCGCCGGGTTTCTTTGCGATGAAACCAGCCTTCCACTTATCGACGCATTCCTTAGCCGTCAATTCCATGAAAGCCTGATTCGACTTCATAACCTGAACGATCTTGGCCTTGAGTTCCGAAGTGAGGTATTCACCGGTCGAAAGTGCCGCCGCTTTACCGTTCTGGTAGGAATCCTGAGTCGCGCGATAAAGCAGCGCCTCGAGCTGAGTGGTTTTGTCCGCAACCAGATTCTGAACTGCGGTAAAAAGCCCCGCCAGAAACTGGTTTTCAGTCCCAAACTTCGGGTCATAAGACGGCAAAGTGTATTTCTCATACTTCAGTTCAATGGGAAAATCGTCCACGCCAGTTGCGAGATCGGTAACTTTCTGGGTTTGAGTGATTTTCTGAATCTGGATTGTGGGGTTTTCGACGGGCGTTCCGCCGCCACCAGCCCCCACTTCACCGTTAGTTTTCGCCATCAAAACTTCATTTCTGTTAAACGACTTCATTTTCTTTTTTCCTTTGACCGCCTTCGGCGGTTTCTTTCTTCGGGAGTTTTTCTCCCAAGACCATCATCTCATGGCTTGGCTTTCGAGTCAAGAGAAATCGTACATTTTTTAGCTTTTTATTTTGCTTCGCCCGATCGCCTGAGGGCTTCGCACTTTTGAGGGCTTTTTTATGGGCTTTTTTGCTTTAACCTTAAATCCTAAAACCTTAAATCGATTTAAGTTAAACTCATTAATACAGTTTTTACGTCTAAGTCCTTTGTTTTCAACATTTTGCACTCACGTTGATTCTAAAGGGCTTACGATTCCTCCGAAAAGCTATCCCCGACAGGTCCTAACAAGTGTAGTTTGAGGGTTAAGTTCTTTGTTTTCAATGACTTAGAGTCATGTATAGGGGTTAAGGGTGTGTGTGTGCGCTTCTAGCTATCTTATACGTAGCTTCTCATTTTAAAGGGACTTACACTGACCCCCTGTACCGAATCGAAAAACCCGCCTTTTTCGCACTGTATTAATCGAAAAAAGCCCATTTTCAGGCCCTCGACCGAGCGTAAGTCCCTTTAGAATGTGAAGCAACGTCTAAGAGGCACCTCGGCACACACACAGACGCCCTGCGGGCGTACCCCGCCTAAGTCGTTTATTCCCAAGGGCTTACGAAAGTTCTTGACGTGCCCTACGCAACCGTGGTACACTGACCCTTACCCCGCTCAGCCGCGCCGCCCTCGGAACCGCGAGTCGGCTTTTTAGGATTAAGGTTAAATCGGAAAAAGAATGCCGTCCAAAACTCTCAGAAGTGATTTAATGTTAACGCAAGAATCCGCCGAACGTGTCCTAGATGCCCGTGCTAGAAACATAGTTGCCAATAAACCAATGGCGCGAATGTCTAACAATGAGGCTCTGGTGTTCGCCCGTACACGCGCGATAAACCCCGATGGCACCTACCGTCCATTCAGCATTTACCTCAGGTCCAAGCTCGAACATTCAACCCAAGTTACTGTGTTAGGCGTGATAATGCCAGACCGTGACGACCTTGAAGGGATTCCGGTGCTACGCACAATACCTGCTAGCGCGTATCAGGAAATACTCGACGGTCGTCAAGTGGAAAGCATCTAAAGGGAGCGCAACAATATGACTCAAACTGAATTTCTCGCAAAATCCACAATCGAAGTCTGTGAGCGGTGTCAAGCTGAAACGCTGGTATCGGTCGTAGCCATGTTCGACCTGCTACCAGATGTGAAAAAACTCATGCCGCATGGTCGAAACGAGCAAGTCTGCTGGGACTGTGTAGCAGCAGCCGGGCAATCGACCAGTGCTAAGGTATGTACCTATAAAGGTTGCGGTGCTGAGTTTAACGGCGAGTTTAAGGTGTGCGAAAAATGTCGTTTCGCTCAAAATGCCTTAATCGAAACGATGTTAATCGACCCGTCTTCGCCTCAGCCGCACGTCAAACATGACGACTTCATTACAACTCTGTTAACCAACATGACGGTCGATGAAGTACGTAATAAGGTATCACGGCTCGAAGCTGTATACATGAGTTACCTGAAATGGATTAAACTCCATGCGCCGGAATCTTCATCGCGCCGCGCTAGGCAGACCCTTGAAGAGCAAATCGAGGAAGCTCGAATCATTAACGAGGGTGGAAGCATACGCTCGAAGCAAGCCAAGAAATCAGTAACAAAAGCTGAGAAAAAGAAAAAGAAAGCTGATACCGTAATACAGAAACAAATGAGGGCTTTAGGCTGCAACGATTCGTGCATGGGAACCACGGCTTGCCCGCATGAAAAAGAAGCAAGACGTATCTTCAATGACGATTTTGGTGATCTTTAAATGACATTCCAACAATCACTAGAACACTCGGCTAAGCTCAAACAACTAGAGGATTTAGCGTTTCGGTTGTTTGGTTCAGACAAAGTTGTGATTGGATCGCGTAGCTATAAATGCGATTGTTGCAACAACGTCCACCACGATTCGACTATTACCATTAAATCAAAAGAGAGTTAAGCGTAGCCATGCCAAACGAATACACACCATTCCCATTTCAAGCAACCGGTGTAGACTGGTTACGGTCCCAGCGTACGAACGGTTATGGGTTTACCGCCGAACCTCTCACTGGGCTTTTAGGCGATGAAATGGGTTTAGGTAAAACCGCCCAAGCTCTTTTAGCCCTTAAACCCGAAGTCATTAAAGGTAAACGGTTCCTACTCCTAGTCCCCGGTGCCACATTGCCGCAATGGCAACGTAATTGGGATAGATGGATATTGGACTGCGAACCAGACGAGTTCGGAGCGGATGGCCTGTATGCCCTACGCGGTTCAGAATCCTCAATCCCTAAAGGGTTTTCGTGCATAGCCTCTCATTCAATGATGGCAAAGGCAAAATTCGTAGAGGCGTGCATCGCTGCGAACTTCGATGGCTGTATTATTGACGAAGCGCATAAGTTTGGCGGACGCGACACTAAACGCATTAAACACCTTTGGGTTTTACGTAATCTCTCAAAATCTAAGTTCCAATCCGCACGGATCGCGTTGACAGGAACTCCGACCCGTAACTATGCCGGTGAAATCTATAACTTGCTACATTTCATCGCGCCGCATCAGTTCCGTAACACGGAAGCTTTCGACCGTAAGTATCTAACGTTTGACGGTAAATCCCTATGGAACGTAGCACAATTCCATGCGGACATTAAACCGTTTTACTTACGTCGCACCGTGGCCGAAGTCCAAAAAGATCTGCCAAAGCACCGTATCACAAAGCTCTATACGGATATCACCGATCCGTATATCAAGATGCTGTATAATAAAGAAGTGGATGCGCTCGAAAACTTCATGGAACGCGGTTCCATGTTAAGCACCGAAACGAGCGATGGGCCACAGTCTCTGTTAGGTTACTTGGTTAAACTTCGCCACTTAACCGGCATCGCTAAAGCTAAGGAGCCGTCAATCATTGAACCAATTAGTGATTACCTCGTTGCCGCGTCACAACGTGTGGAAACTACTAACGACTCCGCGAACGAAGTGAACGGCAACAAAGTAGCAATCGGTTTAATCCATCGGCTGGTTGCAGACCGTCTCGAAAAGTCTCTCATAAACGAGATACCCGATCTCAAAATCCAGCGTCTGCAAGGTGGAATGACCCCAACCGAAAAAGATAACTCAATTAAATCATTCATCGCTGAACCAGCCCCGTGCGCCATGCTTTGTAATATGGAAGCAGGCGGCGCCGGAATCGACGGTCTTCAAACTGTATGTTCCCGTAGCTACGTTTTTGAACGTATGTGGAACGGCGCAGATGAAGAACAATTCGAGAAACGTATATCCCGAACCGGACAAAAGTGGAATACGGAAACGGTTTACACTATTGCATCTGGTACGATAGACGAATTTTTCGATGATATGGTGGAACAGAAACGCAAAATCACCGGTAACGTTCACGATGAAGATTGGGAACTAAACGGTAAAGCGATGCGAGATTTAGCGCAACGCATTGTTATGGGGAGGTTGTAGTGCGCTCCGCGCTGCAACTCAAACGGTAATTAAACACAAAAGGAGAAATAAACTCATGGCCGATATAAACGTAACTTACAGAAACTCAGACGGTAGAATCACCGATTGCCGCATTACCCTGCATGTGCAGGCCATTGAACAGTGTGAGGACGTTCCGTTCGGCAGTCGTGGGGAATCCCTCGTTGTACTGCTGAAAACAGGGTTCGATGCCATTAACTGTAATCAAGGTGGCTCAGTGGAGATTGAGGCCATCTAATGCTAATTCCAATCTCTCTCATCGCCGCGCTCGGTTATTCGGTATACCATATATTCAAAAACTACCGTAACTTCGAACCGCTTGGTCGTAACGAAGCTGTCCGGCAATTGCTACGCTCAAGTAATACAGTGGTGCCTACAAAGCAATCGGACATTTCCTAAGGATCTCCCTAGAGAAATGAGCACACTACGACAATACAAATGTACCTGCGGTACCTGTAAGTATTGCTTACGTAGCGAACGCAATCAACGCTACAAGGCAAAACGACAGAAAATTCGAGCGGTTAAATTCGAAAGGCACGAATGCCCCGCCGATAAACTGTGCCGCAAATGTAAGGCCCGGAACCGCAACAGAATACAGTATTACAGGCAAGTCAATAAACCATTACCGGCCGAATACGATACTAGATTAAAAAAAGGAGAGATTTCAGATGCTGCGCTCGATAGAAAACTCGGAGAATACCTTAACCGCATTTCGTGCGAAAGACCAATCGAGTTCACCCGTACCTCACCAATCGGGGAGGCAATACAGCGCTATGCTTCAGTTTAACTTGCCAGCGGTTAAAACCCCGCAACATTGTATGCCGCTCGATTGGCAGTACGCTTGGAAAGGACAGCGGGAAAACTACACAGGCAAGCCAATACAACTTGGCTTTAACTTTAAAGGAGGTTTGGGAGTATGCTGAGCTTTTTTATCGAAGAGCAACCCGAGTCTGCTCTATATACTTGGATATTCTCAATTAAAAATGGCATAAACGAGTATATTGCGGGGACGGCGGGTAGGATTAAAATTTCCGATGCACAGTTCGTGAGAGACGCTCTTAATGAGTACTCCCTGTGTATGGGAGAATCAAAATGATGCATCAAATTCAGCAATTCGCAGACTCCCACGTTTACAGCTTTGCCGCTCTGTGTATCCTAACTGGCATAGCTATAATCCTTTCAGCATTAGGTAACAGCAAAAAGTAGGAGTGGCTAAAACAAAGCGGCATAAACCGCGTTTCAAGGTTTCAGTAACTGAATACCGCGTTCCACGATACGGGGATTTTTACCTAGCTTCATCGGATAATATTGTGGAATGCCGCATTAAGCACTATAAGTTAAACGAAGCAGAACAGCAGAAACGGTGGATCATTAAAATCGAGTATTTAAATAAGCCAAAAGCTAAAGAACCTGCCACTGCGTGCGCGTAGCGGCATATTTTGGAGCATTTAGCCAAATCTCGAATAAAGGAAAACAAAAATGGAAAGCACACTCATAAAAATTGTTAAAGAAGCTCTCTCAACTCCGGAAGTTAAAGCCGGGATCGAGGTGATTCTTGAAAGTGCACCTATTGAAAATGCAACAGCCGGGGCTTTATTTTTCTTAGCCGCCGACGCGAAAGGGACTAAAAAAGAAATGGTCCTGTGTACCATCATGTACATAGAATCGCTCGAAAAAGAAATCGCCAACCTCAAGGCTGCGCTAACTGCACAGCCGCTGTAAAAAGCCTAAAACTAGCGGACTTTAATCGGTACTTCGATGAAATCAGTGCGAAGTACCTAAAGCCCTTGAGTTTTAGGGGAAATTCAAAAACCAAAACAAGGAAAAGCGCACAGCGCAAACGACCAATATGATGAACCTATCTTGCCTGTACTACTACGAAAAAAAGGCTTACGTCTTTAACCCGGATACGAAAAAGTCTGAACCCCAACTCCGTCCAGACGGTAGCCACGTAGCTAACGGTAACTATGTTAGCTTCCTTCAGGTGATTTCCACCTATTGGGAATGCGTGGACGCCTCACAGGAAAAATGGCAGTTGAACATTTTCCTCAATGGCGGCTCGGTTTCCATCGACCGGCAAACTGGTCAACGGATTCAGAAGTTTGGCTACACTGTAGTTTTGCCTGAAAGTCAGGGCAAGAAATTCATGGAGCGCTTCATTGCGTGGAGCGAGGCGTTTGGTATTATGGCCATTTCCACCGGACGGCCAGCACAGCTTTCCAACACTGATCGTACACCGACACAACGTAGTTCGCGTGCCGCTGTACGTGAAGACGACTTCATCGACCCGGACACGGAAAACTCGGATCTCCCTGTAGTCGAATAACCCTTGGTCATTTCCCACTTTGGACTCTAACTAAAGTGGAATTAAACTAGCAGTGAGGGCGAAGCCCTGAAAAGAGACTCATGAGGTGGAAAACAAACGAGAAGTAAAAACCAATTTCGACCGCTCAGTTAATGTAGCGAAACAACTGAGACGAGTCGAACGTAGAAATGCGAAACGTGCAGCAAAAGCTATGGTACGTGACGCTACACGTAAAACTGCATCACCCATACATCCCAATAACCCATACGGATATCGTAACATCAGGCCGCTTACAGTACCAACCCCGGAAACCATGCCCGCCGGTCCTTTAACCAAAGCGGCTAATGCTGGGGGCCGTAATGTTTAGGTTAGATATAACCCTTCGGGTTGCAGTTAGACCGGATGTTCCTACATCCAAAATCGATATGCAAATACTGGAGGCAGTAGAAAAACACGTTAAATTTAAACCTTTATCCCACGTAGAGAAAACAGAACTTGCAGCCCCGCGCGGTTTCAAACGCTTCCGAGTTACAAAAGCGTTTGGAATGAGGGACAAATAATGCTGGAGTCGATGCATGATGGGAAGTAATCCAATCCGTATGTCCCTGCCTATAAAAGGTAAGCCACATATTCGAATAACCGCGTTCAGTCGAAAAGACGATATACCTAGCTTAACTTTAACCATTACCTGCCCCGCGTGTAGCGGAACTAAACAGCTAACGGTAAAGGCAATTGAGTTCGACAGTTGGATGCTGAACAGAACCTTAATCCAAAATGCCCTGCCGACCCTCACTACATCTGAGCGAGAATCCATAATTAGCGGATACTGTGAGAAATGTTGGGAAACTATATTTAAAGAAGAGAAAGAGGAGAAAGATGATACTGACAATTAACGTAACTGAAGAAGATATCAAGCATGGCAAACCTAGAATTTGTAGCGATTGCCCTGTAGCTCTAGCAATACTTCGGGCAATTTGTACAGCAGCCCCCAGTGATAGCGATTTCTACGCGATAAAGGTAACATCTCATTGCTGTTTCATGTGGCTCGACCCTAGTCAAGATAGGATTCACACATTACTTCCGTATGAGGCAATAAACTTTATAGACAAACTTGATCGTACAATGTTAGTTAAACCCTTCACGTTTGACTTAAAGATCCCTGATGAGTTCACCAATCAAAAAACCTAGAGAACGTAAACCTCCTGCCGCGTTACCCGTTGAATTGTTCCTAACGCGGCAGGAACAGTATGTATTCTACAAAATGTGTTCAAAGTACAATCTAAGCCCTAACGCAATGCTTAAAAGCATCGTTTTAAATAGCCTCAACAACGAGGTAACGATAATTACGGAGCCACTAATTAAACTTAATGATTGAGCTCAGCCCAATGGATTTTAACCGATTTCACGCTAAATTTTTAAGATACTCAGATGAATCTATTTGCTGGCCTTGGCAGGGAAAACCTAGACCGGACGGATACGGTGAATTTACGTATAATTACATAGATGGGAAACATAGAACCATTAAGTTAGCTCATATTGTAGCGTATGCTCTGCATTATAAAACTGAGATTAACCAATTCGTACTGCACAAATGTGACAACCCCATTTGTGTAAATCCGCACCATTTATTTTTAGGGGATCAAGCAGCCAATATGCAAGACAAGCAGTTTAAAGGCAGGGAAAAGCGCTCAAGTTTTTCGGCTAAACTAGTTTCTCAAATAGAGGATGAAATAAAAGCTGGAAAAACACATAGACAAATCGCCCATGAATACATGATTAGTCAAGCTACTGTGTCATTTATACGAAATGGCAAAGTCAGATGCAAGAAATAATTCTTGACGCCTCTCAAATAGAGGTATTTGAGCATTGTCCATACAAATGGTATTTAGGTTACAAGAAACACCTTACCCCCGTACTAACTAACCCCGCGTTATCTAGTGGAACGTTTTACCACGAAGTCCTTAAGTATTATTACTCCCAACCATTACAGCCCAGCCAAACTCGAAGCGCGGCTATAGGTCCGTCTCTAGCATTCGCACAAGACCTTATTAAAGCCACGTGCGTAACTGAATACCTAAAAGAGCTTGGGGTACGTAGTGTGGATTTTCCAAAGGTTAAAAAAGACCCTAAGTTTCACTACGACCGCCTGAAACAATACCTCATATCCAACATGTGTGAAGACGATACCTCAGAAGTCATAGCGTGCGAACAGGGTTTCAGTAGCTTGCTGTACGAAGATGGAAACCGTCGGTACATCCTAGAAGGGATGATTGACCTTATTTCTCGTGAGAGATTTACAGGTTTAACTATAACAGATCATAAAACTCAAAGCCGCTACTACGATAAGTACGAAGTTAACCACCAAGCAATGAACTACCTTTCGTTCACAGGTGCAAATTATTTTAGGTATAACTACATAGGCTTACAGGATAATGAAGGTCCTAATACCTTTAGAAGAGATATCTACAAACCGCGGCCCGGTATGATTGAACAGTGGCGACGAGACGTGCTTCGCACATTCCACGAAATGTACAGCTTTATTCAAGATACAAGGCATTCAACTTTGCACATAATAGATTTACCCAATGGTAGAGAAGAAGCCGGGTTTGAAATAACGAACGAAACTTTTCCCCGTAGGCGCGCTTCGTGCGATACAAAGTTTGGAGTTTGCCAGTTTCACAAAATCTGTGAGGAACCAGATGGCAGTAAGTACATTCCTGCAATCCTTACAGCATATAAGGAGAAAGACATCAAATGGAAAGCTTGGTCGTGAAAATTCCCGGCAAGGTTTGTATTAATGTTTAAACTTATTTTATCTACAATAGTCCTTATTTTACAAATTCTGTTAATAATCGGCGGAATGTACATGTATATAATCCACGGTCTTAAAGACCCTGAATTCATAGTAGTATTACTTTTTATGCTGTTGGCTTTTCAAAAATCTAAATGACATCTCCAGAAACTCACTGGGCCAACCACGTACGTTCAGCTAAAAAACTAGATATCGGTAATAATCATAAATGTACACAATGCGAAGGTTACGGGTATGACTGTATTAAAGCAGAGTACTTATATGTGCGTGGATTAGGTCCACCAGAATTTTGCACTAGGTGTGGTGGTTCAGGAATGGAGCCAACGTGAGCGAGCGAAGTGAAGCATGAGCGACTTTAACCCAACCCAAAACGGAAACAACGAACAAAGAGATATACCACCAATAACCCGGCACATAGTTATGTGTGAACTAATGACTCTTGCCGCTATCTTTATCGAGTATAACCAAAAAAATCCGGCCAAACTTGCAATTACTAGAATACAGCAGCTAGCTCAGGGTAAAAACTTACAGGTATTTAAGGGAGACGATTACATGAAAAAGCTAGATATCCTGCTTAAAGGAGCAGAGAGGCTTAAATGAAAAAACCAAAGTTAGTGGCTAAGCCCAGTACTATGCCTAGTATACCTTCATCTCTCAAACTAAATTCTACAAGATATTCTAATATACATCTAAGAGATTCGGTACGATTTACGGCTAAAAAGCCTAGTTTAAGTGAGTTAGACCATAGATGACAATCGAAGAACGTCTAGAAGCATTAGAGGAAAACTCACATCCTCCGTATGACTTCACTAATTTAATCCAACAATTAATTTTACAAGGTACTGAGGTAGCAAATCTTAAAGAGCAAGTATCCGAACTTCAAAAGAATTTTGAGAGATTGCAAAAATGACTTTAAACGAAATTCAGGAACTATTTCTAACTAATTCAGCTTTTCCTGAAGCGCACGAACGGCAAGATATCCGCTATTTTGGGCTAGCCTTAGCGGGTGAAGCTGGAGAAGTAGCGGATGAAATTAAGAAACTAATACGAGATGATAACTATATAATGACGGATTATAGAGATTTACAAATTAAAAAAGAATTAGCTAACCTATTTTATTATGTCTGCCGCACAGCCACCGAGCTAGATATCTCCATGGAGAATCTAGCTGAACTTCAATTAAAGTTGTGCGAAGAGAAAAGAAAGGCGCGAAGCGCATGAGCCGCACCGTATTTGACCACACCCATTCATACAAAGCGATAAACGCAAATAAACGTGTATTCAAGTGTGTAGTAGCAGGATGCCGCCACACAATCCCAGCTTCAATGATTGAAGGGCGTAAAGCCCTTTGCTCAGTATGTGGAGAGGATATAACTGTAACTTACGCCCATACAAAACGTATGGTCATTAAATGCATTAACGACTGTAGCAAACCTAAACTACCTAAATTTGAAGCGATGACCGATACATCAATAGATGCCCTACTAGGTAGAGTTAAAACAAAAGTAAGGTAAACCCCGTAAAGCTAAAACTGAAGAAACTCAAACAGAACCTGAAGGAGCACAGCCTAGTGACATTCCCGGAATTTGATGATTTCTACGATAAACTATTAGTTGAAACCGTTAAAATGCGGGATAGTAAAGGTAAAGAATACGCTCACTCCGCCGACCGTTTTGCAAACTTTGATCGAGCCGCTGAACGACTTGGCATATCCCGAACAATGGTTGCAAACGTTTACCTTCATAAGCACTTAGACGCAATTGACTCTTATATCCTAAACCGTAAAACGTATAGTGGAGAAAACATCAGGGGCCGCATCGTCGATGCCATTACGTATTTAGGTTTAATTGCTGGAATGATTGAGGAAGATACTGATAACTCGTCGCGTAGAACGGCAAGCAACTCCGTTAGCGGTAACTTTAGTGATTCCAGTATTATACAAAGGTGCTTCAACGAAACTCCAAGTCCCAACCGCTATGTATGTAGCCGACCTAAGGGACACGTAGGACCACATCACATTGTTGACTTTGAAGGTACTGTACTGGAAAGTTGGCCTAATGCCTAAATTAACTAAAGATATACCAATTGAGCAAACTTCCCTATTTCTATTTGTAGGCCCGTCTGATTCTGGTAAATCCTATGCCGCATCATCCTTTGGCCTTAAATCCAAAGAGTACGGCGGTGACGACGATAGACCGGCTTATTTAATGGATTGCGATGGTAGAGTAGCCGCATTACGAGGTAGACCCGTACAATACGATACATATTCCAATGTAGAGGGGGCTATAGGTATTCTAAACCGTTTAGCTGAAATACGCGAGGTATGTGTTAAGTTTAACAAAGCCCCGTTCCATACATTGATAGCTCCAGATTCTTTTACGGGATTCTGTGATTTTGCTATGGCCGATTCGCTAGATATAACGATACAGCAAAATAAAAATAAAAAACCAGCTGACATGAAAGGTCGCCTTAAAGGGGAGCTTCAAATGCTGACCTTCGACGACTACAACTACGAAGCCGAAGCGGTTCGTCAATTACTTTGGGAAAATTTACTAGATATTAAAAAATATGCAAATGTTATTGTAACCGCGCACGAAGTAAAGAACTGGAAAACAATTCCGGCCGCAACTCCTAATGGGTTGCCCACCAAGATCCAAGATGGGTTAAAGTTGCTTGCTACAGATAAAATCTCTGAAAAGTTACCTACTAAATTTGACGAAGTATATCACTTTAAATCTAAAGAAGTAGTTAGCTCTCAGCAGTTTTTGCGCCGCCAAGTAGTATTTCAAGATGAGCTAGCTAGAAGTTCCTATCCTCAATTAAGAGCACTGGGGACTAAGCCGCAAGATATTACGGATAAGGAATTCTACACCTACTGGAAGGAGTTAATTTCGAAGTGAATAAAGAACAGCTATTTCCAATTTCGCGACGGCGGGCCAAAAGAGGGAAAGAAGTACCGGACCGTCGATATCGCCCTGCTGGAGGTAGAGTAATCACCACTACTCAAAAGTCCGCTGTAATGCGTGTTGCAATGTCAGTTCTTCCGGAACCTGAATTTGATAATGTTGTTGTATACGAACTATATAACGCCATTATTGATTTCATACAAACCTTTTTAGAGGATAATAACATCAATGCCAGCCAAGAAGAAAACAGCTAAACCCGCCGTGGAATCCACGGTCGAAAAGATCACCGAATCCCGCGACCAGAAACTTGCTCGTCTCGCACCCAAGCGCGTGAACATCGCGCTAAATCGCATCCGCCTGATTGGCAATCTCGCCGCCTATCGTCCGACCGACGCGCAGGTAGACAAGATCTGCCAAACCTTAGCCGAATCACCTGCTTAATGGTAAACTAGGGCATGAAATTTTTGACTTTAGACAATATAATAATGGCCCGTTAAACGAGATTAATTGCGGCACAACCGGCTGTGCAATAGGTGAGTGCCCCATAGTATTCCCAGAGGATTGGGAATTTAACAGTCTGGTATGTATTAGTTGGTTTACACCAACTCTTAAAGGTGTGGACATATCCCCAGAAACTGCCGCAATGGCATTTTTCGGGATAAGATTCGAGGAATACACGTGGTTGTTTATACCTAGTTTAAGTATAGCCCCTTGGAACATTATGAGTTTAGATGTTGACGCGTCGAAAGAACTAGTGGCGAATGGTATTCTAAACTTTGTAGCTTATAAAGAGGCAAATGAAAGTAACCGTTGATTTCGGAGAAGAGCTTTCTCCATTGGTTCAGGAACACTTAGACAAAGGTACAGTAATACAAAACCAAATTCGTAGTGCGGTACTTTACTACAATAAGATGAAAGAAGCCGAAGCTAAAGGTAATACATGTGGTTACGGAGATAAAAGCAGGTTTCGAAGCTACAATACAGCACTTAGCCCAAGCGATATGTTTGAGATTTTAGACTAATGTGCCGTTTACATTAAAGAAAAGCGATCTTCATAAACCTACCGCCGCTTGGTACTCGGAGTACTTACGCTCCGATCGTTGGAAGGCTTTTCGTAAAAAGATTATAGCTGAACGTGGTGATCTATGTGAAGTCTGCAAGATTATTCCGCATTTCAGCCTGCATCACAGGACTTACATAAGGTTATGGCAAGAGTTGCCAGAGGACGTACTATTAGTGTGTAAGGATTGTCACGATGGCATACATAAACAGAATAGATTAGACAATAAACCAATTCCATGCATTAGCCTCATATATGAAGAATCAATACACAAGGTTAAAAATACACTTAAAAGCATCAAACATATAGCAAATTATACTCAAGACAAGCAACAGAAAACAAAACAAACAAAAAGCGCCCTGCGCTAAAGGAAACAAATCATTATGGGTTTCAAACTCACAAAAGCCGATCTCAAAAAGTCCGCACTTTGCACCCCCGGAATGCACTCATTTACGCTTGTTAAGGTAAACGAGCCATACCTTAAAGAAGGAAAAAACGGCCCGACTACAGTACAGCAGTGCGATTTTGAATCCGCCGAAGGTTACGTAGTCCCGGTGTGGTTTAATACTGTGGTCATGTCCAACCTTTTCGAATTCGTAGCTGCGGCTGATAACGTTGTATTCGATATGGAAAAGTTCGAAGATGTCGATATCGAACTCAAGGATTATGTCGGCAAGAAAGTTGCCGCTTCAGTCTCCCACCGTGTCGATAACAACAATAAACCGCAGGCACAGATCGACAACTTCTACAGCGCCGACAAGGTTCCGTTCTAGCCTTGGCTAAACTCAGTGCAGCAGAAGAAATTAAATCCTTAAAAGCTAAAATTAAACAGTTGGAGGAGCGGGAAGAGGAGCACGCTTCAATACTAGCTAAACTCATAAACGAAAATAGCTTTGTCACAGCAGAACGCGATGGGGTGAGGGAAGCACTTAAAACTGAACAAAACAAAGGCTTGCAACTTTCAGTAGCTTTTGGTGCTGTGCGTGGAGCACTCACTAATGCTTTAGCTACACTAGCGCTTAGCAACATACATCCTAAAATCGACGTAGACGTTAAGGTTAGTAACTAAAACTAAGGTGCCGCTCTGTGCCCGAACGCAGAGCGGCACCTTTCATTTTATTATGAACGAGAAACCTGAAACTCTAAAACTAGTTGAAATCCGTTGCCCCCATTGCGGGGCGCGGCTTCAAATAGAGGAACCACAAGATCCCTGTAAAGCATATTGTACAGGGTGCAGTAAAGAGTTTGCAGTTGTGGAGCTAAAACTATAGATGGAAGTTACTACTTGGTGCCCAAACTGTGGAGTTGAAATAATTTACGAGTCGTACACTTTAGCAAATTTAAGACACTGCCCGGACTGTGATACCACATTTACAATAATCTCTAAACCCGAAACTACAAAATCCCGGCAAGAGGCTGCGGACAGATTGAAACAGTTGAACAAGGTTAAATGAACTTAATAAACTCAGCCGGTTACGATCAAGCCGATTTAATGATTGTGTCAGACTACTGCCGTAAGGCAGACGAAACTAACAATCAGTGTCTTAGCGGCTATTACGAACGTAAAATAAACGACTACTTAGCCGACTCTAATTTTAATGGTTCACAAGTATACCGTACATGTATATTTAAAGTATATGAAAAGGGGCTTGGAGTAGGATCTTGGAAACAAGACAAAAAACTGTTAGCCGCTTTCTTCGAACTACACGGTATTTCGTCCAATTTCTTCAGGGATATGCTTATAGACGAAATCAATACAATCAAACCTTCAGTGATTGTAGCTATGGGGGAATTTGCCCTACAAACCCTCACAGGACGATTCAGCATAAGTAACTATCGCGGCTCGGTTTTGGAACCCTCTTCGGAGGTTAAAAGTTTACTAAGACTTCCGCATAACCTTAAAATCGTTGCTACAGAACACTTAAACGTAGAACACACCCGAGAAGAGCAAAAGTTTCTGTTAAGAATGGACTTCGGTAAGGCCGTTGACTTACTGTTTAATCCCCATAAATCCCTAGACCAGCACCACATTGTTATCGCTAAATCCTTAAACGATTATCTACAATACCGGACTAAGGTAAAGGACTCTTCTGAAATGACGACCGACGTAGAAGCGCACCGCGGTTTTATCACGTGTGCTTCAACCTCGTTTGACGGCTACAGTGGGTGCACTATACCTATGATCGGTTCAGGCATAGACCCGTATACCCAAGCTCAACTAAGTAAATGTCTAGCTAATGATTTGGCCGATACAAGAATTGCTAAACAAAATCAGAACATAGCATTCGATAAACGCATGTACCAGCGATTTGGGTATATAGTCAATCCCATTAACTGGGATACACTACTTGCCGCTTCAGTCATAGCAGCGGAATTTCCAAAGCGGCTAGGGTTTTTAACGTCAATGTATTGTGACGGTAGTTATCATAAGGATGAAGGGAAGGAATTCGATCCTTCAAAACAATCCTACGATCAATTATACATATACTGCGCTAAAGATTCTATTACTACTAGACAAATAGCAATTAAGCAAAAAGTCGATCTTGAAGAAATGGGTGCACTAGATTTCTTCCGAGATTTAATGATGCGCTGGTTTGACATATATTATGATATTGAGTCAGTTGGCTTCATGCAAGACCCCGGTAAGTGTAAGGAACTTAAGGCCAAATACGAAACATTGTATGATGTTAAAGAGCTAGAACTTAAAGCGATCACTGGAGCACCATACCTAAATCTTAACTCCCCGTCCCAAATAGGTAAATTCATGGACGATTACGGGTTTCCTGTAATGCGGCATAGGGTAGAAAGCGGCTTCATGGTTGTCAATACAGACGCTGAGTCCTTACGTAAAATGCGAGTAATGAGTCCTAACGAATATAAAAATTCTAAACTACCTTACCAACACGCTCTGCGCTTTATTAATCTTATTCTAATGCTTCGTAGAATCGACAAAATTCTGCAGTACGTAGATGTTGGGGTTCACCCAGACGGTAGAATACGCGCCTCGTTTAAATTAGGTTCAAACGCCGGTGGGCGTACCTCAAATTCTAAAAGTCTTGATACCCAATACATTTGGACCCTAGATAAGAAGGGTGAAATAATCGCTAAGCCCACCAAACTTGGAAACTCCCTTCAAACCGTGACTAAACACGGTTTCATTATTGAAGGTGCCGAAGAGGACGGTTCGGATGATGACGATATCGAAGATGGTATTATAGGTAAAGATGTTCGAGAAATGTATAAAGCAGATCCCCATTACGTAATTGTAGAGATTGACCGAAGTCAAGCTGAGGCCCGTGTTGTAGACCTTATGGCTGAAGATTACGAAGGTTTAGAAGAGTATAGTAAACTAGATAAACACAGTAAGAACGCTTCCATTCTATTCCCTGAGCGATATGCGTCTTGGGAGGAGGTTAAAAAACTTTACAAGAGTGGGGATGACCAAGCGGCTTACGATAGACAAATTGGTAAGAAAACCAAGCACGCTACTAATTACGATATGGGAGAATTTAGACTTTCAAATTTAGCAAATATAACTACGGGGCTAGCTAAAACTTGCCTTAAAAGAATGCATGACGCCAATACTCAAATCCGCGCTGTATTTCACGCTTCAGTAGAAGCAGAGGTTCGGAAAAACCGGCGGATGGATAACCCTTACGGCCGACCTAGAATGTTCTATAA